TTAAATATTGATGTATCATAAACAGCTTTCTCAGTTACTTTAAATGTTTCATCAACTATCTCTTGAGTAACTTCTCCATCAAATTCTATCTTAGTAAGATGTCCCACTTTTCTTTGAGTCTTCCAATAAATTGTAGAAACTCTCATCAAGTTGCTATCACCATAATAAGCTAAATCTTCACTTTGACTTAAAATCTGAGTCAAGATATCACCACCTCTAGCAGGATCTGCCATATAGTTACTTGTATATTGTCTATATGCTAAACCTGGTGAATCAGTATTCCATGCATGTGATCTTGTTGCATCATAGTAAGCACCATCATTTTGATACCCGTTAACTTGATATTGAGCAGATCTTGCAGGATAAATTCTTTGTAATGATTCCAATTGTTCTTGACTCATCAAATATCCATATTTATCCACAACATCAGATACAGTCATTAAGTCAATTTTACCAACATAGGCTGAGTCAGAAATATATCTTTGATCTGGAGACTTTTGATAAAATGTTAAGACAGGATTCCATAACTCAATATCATAGTCATCCTCTAACATACGGAAATGCCAAAATTCTCTATCAGCAATAAGCATATCTCTAAATCCTCTTTCTTCTAGCTCTTGCATTTTAAATCTTTCCTCATCAACATTTAATTGATGAGTAGCCCATTCTTCAACAGAACTTCTATATGACTTACTGAAGAAGTCTTCAATTTCAGGTAATGTTTTAATGTTTTGTGGAGCAAGTTGTTGCTGTGCTTCTTCTGAAGCTGGATCCATTCCCATCTGGATCATTTTTTCTACAAGCTTTCTTGATGCATCTGCAAGTAATGATTCTTCAACCTGCATTCTTTTTTGCTCAAGCATCTCATTGTATGACTTATCATCTACCGCTCTAAATTGTACTTTATTGTATCTTTTAGAAAACTCCCCACTTAATACATTAATTACATTTGGGATAATGGGGTAAAATTTAAGTTCTAAAGCTGAATCATTTTCTTTAGTTAAAACATCCATTAGATCTTTATAGTCATTATCAGGTTCAACTATATAATCTGTTTTATCTATAATTCCTTTAGCTAATTTATAATTTTTTAAAAGCCTTCTAGCATTAAGTCTCAAAAACTGAATACCTTGGAGCTCTAACCAATCTAAGTTCCACGCTGCCCAATCATCTGTTTTTTCACTATATGGTAAAAACTGAATAGGTTGTGTTAAGCTAGAAAAGGTAGGTCCTTGCTCTTTTTTTGCACCGGCCTTTAACTGCATTGCATTAAGTACTTTCATTCTAAATTTAATTTAGTTAATTTATTTATAATTTTTGAAGCCTGATCTTTTTATTGTGTTTCCAGCATTGTTTCCAGCACGTCCAATATTCTTAAACGGACTATACTTTAATTTATACAAATTTTCTGGATTTACCAAAGATTTTTCTTCTGATTCACGTCTTTTTGAAAAACCTCTGTTTGATTGCTGTATTTTTACAAAAGCAATTAATGCTCCAAATGCCACAAGTCTATCTACGTTAAGTCCAGGATAATATGCAAGCATTTCTTTTATAAGCATTCCATCAGGTATTCTTTCAACACCTAATGTTTGATTTGTTACAACTCCACCAACATCAGTTTCTTCATCTATGACTTCTCTTAAAAATTCAATTGCATATGATATCAAATGACTTTTAAATAATGTACCAGTATTCTTCCATCCATATTCTTGGTAAACACTATTGTTTGAACCAAGATCTTTTAGAAATAATATTTGTTGTTTAGGTACTAAATATCTTTGTTTCTTTCTAGCAATCATATGCTGTATAAACAAAGATATGTTATTTTCAACTATAGTCCAGGCATTGTACCATTCTATAATTAACTCTAGTCTTTCATGTGTTTTATTTATATCATCAAATCTACCACACCATGATGCTACAATTTTATCTTTCTCTAAGAATTGTTCTACATCTCCTGATATCATGGTTCTTGTAACCTCTGTTGCATTCTTATATACAAAGATACTACATAGGGAATCAGAAGTAGTTGTCTTACCTTCTGATACGGGGTCAATAGAGGCATAATAAGCCCCAAACTCAGGACTTTTGACAGGACGTTCCCAAACAACAATACTACCCGTCTTATCCACTTGTTTCTTGTCTACAGGGAATCTGCTTATTGGAAGTTTGCTGGTTCTTTTTGCAAAGATACCTTTCTCATCTCTATCAAGTTCAATAAGTTCATAAGGGTATTCTTTCTCTTCAATTCTTTTTTGTTGTCTACTAAGAATGCCTTGTGGAAATACAGATGCTTTTCTATATGCAAATGCTTCTGCAATATTCAAAGGCTTCTGAGATATTCTTAATTGGAATTGTTCTCCATTTAATTCATTCTTCCACCTTTCTCTTTCTTCATGTATTGCTACTTCAGCTTCTTTTACTAAAGAGTTTCCATAGTCATCTATGAATGGTGGCATTGACCATTGTTCTGGAATAAATAAACCAGCCATACCTATTGTACCATCTGCATCAATAAGATCAGTTTCAACGGCATATATATCATTTGCTGCTGGATTAGTAATCATTTCTTTCAAAGGATTACACTGTTCTAAATCTCCCACTGAACCTGCAGCAATAAACATACCCGTAGTCATCATACCTGATGACATTGCAGGACGTAAGTATTCATATGTCTCAGACATCTTTGGGGCAATACCAGCTTCCTCATGAAAGAAGATAGTACATGGTCCCCCTACTCCTGTAGTTGCATTTTTTTCAAATGATCCCCCTTGTATTTTTGATTTTAATCCTCTTGCTGTTTTTCTATTACCAACTTTAACTTCAATTTGTTGTTGCCATAATAAAACTTTTTCTGGATTACTTGGTCTATACCATGCAGTATGCTCATTCAAAAATGTTTTGTATTCATCTAAAAATTTCCATGAACCTTTATCATTTATAAAATCTTTAAGTGATGCTCCAATCTTACAGATACTACCTTCTTCAAACCAATAGGTATTTATAATTTTACCCATATGAAAATATGAAGATGCTATCTGACGTTTCTTTAATATAGCTGAATGTTTGTAATGTAACTCTGCAAGCAATTCATACAAAGCCATATGATACTGTGCATCTCTAACTTTAGCAAAACCATACTTCTTTTCTTCTTTATCAAAGATTGGAAGAAAGTTTAACCACATGTAATAATCTCTAGTTAAATACCAGCTTTTACCGCTATCATTATAAATGACTCCTTCTCTACATTTATTTTTTTGGTCTTCCCAATATTCAGTAAAGTCTTTAGATCTAAATGGTTTATTACAATAGAATCCCTGGTCATTAAATATTTGAGCTTGTTCATTAAACTTAAATGAAAGCTCATTAAATTCATAATGACCTGGGACACTAAATATACTTAAAGCATAATCTATAAAACTTTCTCTAGTTTTAAATTCTGTAGTTGTCCAAGACCCATTTTGATATGTAGGTATGGATTTATACATACTTAAATTTTGCAAATACATCACCTTCATGGATCAGTAAATGTTCTTCATCATCATGCATCATAGATGTAGGTAAACAATGTTCACTATATTGAACTACATCACCTATTTTAATTTCAGTAATTCCTTCACCAACTGCAACTACAGTACCTTTATTTTCTACTTTTTGAGCAGCTTCAGGTATAATGATATTTGTATTTTTAAAAAATGCATCAGCTTTTTTTTGCTTGATCAATAACTTCTTTCCTACTGGTATTACTTGTTGTATCATCTTTGTTAATTTTAATGGTTTTATTATTTTCTTTTTTTTCAATAAATTCAGGTTCATCCCAATAACAGAAAAACCAATTGTCTTTTTTTTCTTGCATTATATTTGGTCATAAGCTAATCCAGCTCCCCCACGTACAGAACTTTCTTGTTCTTGTTTCATATCAACAAAAGCCCCTTTGTATGATTGTCTTATTTGTTCAAATTTAGATGCTGCATTTACCATGGAGTTTATGTTACCATCTCTACCATGTTCAATAGCAGTTACCTCCATGTATTTAGCCAATCTATCTAGCATTGACTTAATACCTTTGTAAGCTCTAAAGGTAGGTGTTTCATATAACTTATAGCACATGTCTAATGCATACCTTATCTTAGGGTCTTCTGGTGAATCTTCTAATTGAATTTCCTCAATAATAATATCTTCCTTTTCATGTTCTGGTAAATTAAAAAAAGGATTCATATCTGGATTAGGACAACTCATGTAAAATATATACTGATAAATTTTTAAATAAGTATCAGGATAATTCTCCATAATAGCATTTAAAAAAGGTAGAGCATAGCAATGCTCTGATGGAATTACTTTGCTATTCTGAATGTCAAATAATCTTACTAACATAATTAAATTTTAAGGGTTCATATATGCTACTATTGATTCATAAGAATCTGAACTATAAATTGGTTGTAAAACACCATTTAAATAAATTTGTATAATTCCAGGTATAAAAGTTTTTCCTACAACATCCCAAACATAAGATACTGCAGTAATTTTAGTAGAATCTATACTCATTTCTCCAGCACTATCTGTATTCCAATATTGATTTATTGGAGGACCATTAGGTGCAGTTGCTTGTTCTAAATAAACTTGTGTAATTGTTATAGTTGCCATAATTTTATTTGTTATCTTTTAACCACATTATTAATGAATTAACTTCTTCTTTTAAATATGGTACGTCATACATTTTTATTTCATCTAAAATAGGTTCTCCATTGTAATGTTCATTAATTGGATAACCATTAGCATCCTCACCAATTTGTTTAAACTTTACATGTTGTATTGTAAGTCTTCCAATCTTTAAAGAAGGGTTATGCTTTTTAATAATATACGCATAAATACTGAGCTGTAAACTATAATGATTTAAATTACAATCATCTAAATGATTAACCGGTTTATACATTTTACTTGTTATACCCTCCCAATTAGTATATCCTTTTTCTTTGATTTCTTTATTAGTCTTGTAATCATTGATATTAATAAAACCATCTACAATTTCTACAACATCTGCTTGACCGCAAATCCCAACAGATTTTAAATAAACTAAATGTTCTGGATAAAGACCATCAGATAACTTTTGTTCAGGTGCTAATTTTATACCATCATTATTCATAAGTGGTTTGATAATAGGTATTTCAGTTCCATTACGCTCAATTGTTTTAAAATCAAGCATGTCAGATTCTCTTTGATTATGGTAAAAGTTACCAAGATTAATAGCTCTGTTTGTTTCATTATCCCAAGCTTCTATTATTTGTTCTACAGTCAT